ATTGTTTGTGCTTGTCTTTCTTTAGGTGCATTCAATAATGCTTGATTTAATTTATAGTCTAGGGCTACTACGTCATCATAGTATGTAGCTCTGGCTGATGCTGAATAGGGGATGTCTTGTATAACTAATATCTCCTTACGTGCATCATTTGCTAAACTCTTCATTTTATTAGCATACGTTGCATAAGCCTCTTCTTGTGGTGTACCTGATGATAATGCTCTAGCATCTTTTTCTTCAGCCATCCTAGTTGATGTTATTGTTGCTTTTTCAGTAACTAATTTTTCATCGGAAACCTGAACATAGCGGCCATCTTCATCTTTATAATATAGTTTACCATCTTTGGTTATTACAGAAGATTTTTTTAGTTTACCATCTTGCCCTCTATATTTAGCTCTAGTAAAGGTTCTGTTTGTTTCGTGATATAATTTTTCACCAGTATTTGGATCAATATACAAAGTTTTCTTTTCTCTGTCAGAATATACTTTCTTTGTTATTTCATCTAAATATAAACGATTTTCAGTGTCAATTAAAGTTAATCTATTACCAGTATCTTTAGCAAAGAATGCTCCTTCTTTTCTTTCAGGAACGTCTTTTTCAGATTTAGATTTGGATATGAGGGTAGATGCACCAAGATGTTCTCTACCATCTTCGTCAACTTGCGCTTGATATTTTCTGTGTAATTCTTTAATACCGTTATCTACTTCACTTTGTTTATAGTCAAGGTGATGTTTATTGGCATCAATTATAACCATCGAATGTTTTATTGCTCTAGCTAATTCTTTTTCATCGTTTGCACCCCTTAGAGTCATATCTGTAATTAGGTTAGATATAACACCCATCTGAGTTTGTGTTGCTGTTTCTTTTAGTAATGAGTATTCTCTTCCACCTCTAAAATAATGTTCTTTACCATTAATAATTTTTACAGGAACATCAGGACCATAAGATAATTTAGCATCAAATCCTTCTAACTGTTTTAATTGTGGTGCAGATTTAATTTTTATTTTATCACTTAACGGAATAACCATTACGGTATCACCATCAAAGTCTGCTCCAGATAATATTTCTGCAACTTTAGAATTAATACCGATTGCATCCGAAGGATTTGGTGACATAATATCACGACCTTCTTTATTTCTATTATTAACAGTTAATATAGGGATTTCAAATATGCCACCATGAGGGTATCGAACAAGTGCCACTTGAGTTCCATCTTTTAGATGTGGTGCATAAGCATCAGTATCTTTGATACTAGTAAGTGGTAATATAACTTTATAAGTTTGTCCTGGTAAGGACGCTGCTTTAAGATGAACTGCAGCTGCATCACAATCATCAGCAAAAGACATTAGAAGTGCTTTTTTAACAGTAGGATTTGTTAATGAATTGATTTCATCAAATTCGTCTTGTTTATCGTTAGCCGCTAAGTCTAACTGTTTATTAATCAGTTTCATTGGTTGTTTGGATAAAAACTGTGAGGATAGTTCTCTTGACCAATCATTCCAGTCACCTTCATCGGCATGTTTGTTAATTAATGACAATTGTTTTTCGCCATTTTCATCAATATAAAAAGATTGTCCGCCATGTTCTTTTATAGAAGACCCAAATGGATTATCTGGATCATCTTTAATTTTCTTTAATACATCCATTTTAGCAACATCAGATTTTTTATTGGTATTAAATATAAGGTCTACACCGTCGGGCATATTATCTGAATACACAGCCATACCTTTAATATAGTGAGTATCGTCTACCAATATACGAACCTGAGAATAATTAGAATTACCTAAAGATAAATCATTCACTCCTCTTCGAAGTTCAGCAACGCCATCTTTATCTTTTCCGCCTTCTTCTGCATATCTGATTTGAATTCTATTCGAATCCATAGATTTAGGATATATAAAACTTGGTTCAAAGGTGTCACCGCCATCTCTTGAAATATAATCATCGAGTGAATTAATATTTTCATATTTAAATATTTCTTTATGCTCTGTTCCTGGAGGACATAATACTTTTAATGTGGTATATTTTCCTTTATTTGTTGCTTGAGGAACACGACCACCATAAACCTCATACCCTTCTAATTTTAAAATTTCAAGGGCCTGATTCATTTTTTCTTTAGACACCCCGAGTTTATTCCCAACACCAACTTGTCTTTCAACACCGGTGCCAACATCAATCATGCCTTTTTTGTCGACAATTTCTTTTAAATTTTGTGCAAGCTTAGCTGAGATTCTCATTCTTGCTTCAGCGTCTGCATTTAATAGTGAACGAACGGATGATTCGCCTCTTAAATTCATTCTTGATGCAATTTCAACATTATTAAGGCCATCTTCTTTTAAACTCTTAGCTTGAGCAATAAGATCTGCTCTTCTTTCTTCTTTTGCTAGTGATAATTGAGCTCTTAATTGAGTTGTGGATAAACCAAGAGAATCTGCGATTGATGTTTCGTTCATACCTGACTTTTTAAGTTCATCAACCCTGCTTAAAAAATCACCACTGTGTTGATACGGACTATCGCCTGAACCCCAAGGATAACGACCAGATCTTCTAGGTATTCCATAATGTTCTAGTTCATCTTCATTATTATATGAATGTATTAGTTCGTCATCAGTTAGATTGGAATATAATTCTTTTTCGTCATCCATTATTTATAGTCCCTTTCTAAAAATTTTATTACTGTCTCATTTCTACTAGTGATTAAATACATAAACTTTTCAATTTCTTGAGGTTCTGGTATATGAATTAACACTTCGAAATTTTGATAGATTCTTAGTTCTGTTTTAAATTCAGTTGGTTTCTTGTGGTACTCTAAACAAAACAATGATGCATATACCAACAACTGCTCAATATGAGAGCGAACCAATCCTGTTTTTAAATCATGAATACGAAGAATTTTTTCTTTTTCATTAAAACTAATAGCATCGGTTGTCCCAAAACAATTCATCGTGTAATATAAAATTACTTCAGGTGTCATATGGTATCCAATGGCGTCATTAACAAAAGGAATAAGATTTGTAAGTAACTCTTCTGAATCATAAGCTCCTTTTGGTATTCTGTCTCGATATAGAGATATTTCGATTAATCTCTTATCGGACTTTGTTAATCTAGTTCTACTTTTAATAAGATCTTTTGCTAACACGTGAATTGATGTACCTACTGATTGAGCAAACTGACTGTAATATCGTTGTTCAAATATTTCATCGGTCCAATTAATCCATCGAAAGTTACTAGCCCCTAAAAATGCATGTGAACCTTCTAATTTTGAATGGTCATTAAAAATCATTCCCGGTTTCTCCTTTTCTTTTTTAAAATATAAACTAAGTTGTAAAATGATAACGAAGTCTGTCCAAAACCTCAATTTCATTCTCTGGAAATATAAAACTTGAAAAACCCATACTATTTAATAATTCCACATAATATGGTTGATTTGGTTGCACTGGGGCTCCCTTATAACCTTTACATTCTAATATAGCCCATTTAGAGCCATATATAATTGTAAGATCAGGAATTCCCTGAATCCAATTAGGATCATTTTTTAGTATCATACAACCTGGAAACATGTCTTTCAATTTTTCTACTAAATACTTTTGAAATCCGGACTTACCTGTTTCTCGCATTAATATAACCCCTTTACTCAAAACGTAAGATAAGTTGTATATGCCAATGGGCATTTTACCTTTTTCTCCATAAAAGTCCTTGTTTTTTTTGCGATTTGTTAAAAATCGTTTTCCAAGAATTTGTATTGTTTGATGTGTTCTGGAATAATTCTAACAATTGTGCCTTGTTCATCGACAGTTAACTTAACAAACCACGCTCCACTCTCATTAGCAATACGTTTTCTTTTCATCCAAGATGATTGGGCCATCATAGATGGTACTTCAAAGTAATGAATATTTCTATAAGGAAAATATAAAGCCTTATGATGATGACCTACAAATAGAATATTTGGTTTATCCCCGCCACTAATAGAATCCATATATTTTTGACCACTATATGAAATAGCATAACTGGATCCGTCAAGCGGATGAAAAATATCCATTCTACAATTTGGTGTTAATTCTATTTTAGCATGACCAATTCCTAAATATTTAAAGTCTGGTCTACCCTTAGCAATTGCTTTTCCTATATTAAATCCACCATTCTTAATATGTGTTTCGTCATGATTACCTAAGATGAGATGAGTTGTAATACCTTCTTTTTTTGGCCAATTTTTAATAACATATTCTGCTTGTTCATCTGCCCCAATTAGTCCGGGGATTAATTCAAAAATATGTTCTGGTCTATTTTTATAATAGCCATCCACAATATCACCGCAATGATATACGTTTTTAATACCACGTTTAACCGCCTCATCATAAATATACTCTGTAAACGATTTTTGTTGTTTTTTGCTGGACCAGTGTGAACATGATATTACTACAAATTCAAACTCATTAGTTTTTCCAATTGAATGATTATACTTCTGAGCAATTTGAGCTGGGTGTTTATCAATCATTATGGTTTTGTCATATTCATTAAAGTTTATTAAATAACCATCCATCTTGAGAGATTGAACTAACCCCAACACCTGTATTTCATCAACCCCTAAATACTTTGCTATTTCGCTAACTGTTTTGGGTTTGAATATAAAACTTTTGAGTTTCTGTTTTTGATCGTCGGTACTTACTACGTTTACTTGTTCTGGTTGAGAATATAAGTTTGGTATTTCTTTTTCAACAGTTCGAGAAAGTTTTATACCAGCAGTGCCATATTTTTTCAAACGCTTTACACCAGAATCATATTGGGATTTCCATTGTTTTGCGGATAGCGAAGTATGAAAGAATTTATTTAATTCTTCGGCTATGAATAGCCACCTTTTTTGAATATGAGCGGTTTTCCGATGATACTTAACTACTTCAAATATTTTAATATAATCTTGATCTGACTTACTATACATTGTGCACCCTCCTGTGTTTTTAGACTCATGTCTATTCTAAATATAAAGCAAAATGTAAGATAGATTGTAGACTACCAAATAGGCATTCTATATCTCTCCTCATAAAAGGCTTTGTGTTTTTTGCGTGGAATACACTTTATAAAAATAAAAATAATAGTAATTGTTGATGAAAATTACCGAAAACACTACCTGTGTCAAAAACATAAAAAAATAGGTGATATTACTCTATATAAATATTTTGTTTTTTAAATAAAACTAGAATATTTTTGACATTTGACACGGGATTCTAAAACTACCGAATGATTGCCTAATATACCCCCTTTTTTGCCTAAATATCGACTAAAAACACCAAAAATAAAATAAACTTCTGTGTCAAAAATATTTCACCGTGTCAAAAATATTTCGGTTTTTTACAATTTTTGAATAAAAAAGCTGGTGAACCCCATAAAAAATCTCGCAACTTTTGACATTTGACATAAAATTGACAAGGATTTGACATGGAATTCACCGACTATTTTTAGGTAATTTGCGTAAATAAAAAAAGAAAAAGGATATTGTTAAATACCCGATTTCGATTCTTTTTTGTGAGTTCTCAACTTTTTAATTTGTTTAAATACTATAAACACACCTAGACCAAATAATACTGCGCTCGCTCCTATAACGATACCTTTACTTATACCTGCTTTTATTCCAACTTTAAGCCATTTTTCAACTGTCGGGACTATACTGTCCTGAGCAATTTTCATTGTCTCAACGCTATCAAACTTAAGCACATCATCGTGAATTTTACCATTACGTACAAGCCATAACACATTATCTAGTTGTTCACCCTCCTTTAAATCCTTTAAATTAAACACTTTTACAAAATCTTCTTTCATTTTTAAATCCTCCTTTTTCTTTCTATAAAGAGGTATGTATTTTATGCGAGTTTGCGCAAACTAATTAACGCTATCTGCAAATGCAATTGCCATTCTTCTACAATCGTCTAGTGTTTCAGCTTTAAAACCAACTGGTAGTGTATGGTATTCCCAAGTTGTAATTAAGTTACCAGTCTCTACAACATCACCAATTTTAAATCCATATATTGCCCTGTGTGACCAACCATACCACTTTTGAGTTTTTGGTGAGAACGCAATTGAAGCAGTTCCTTTACCATCATCACTATAATTGTCTAATGTTTCAGGGTCAAGTTTAAATCTTTTAATAATTTTAACAACATCTGGACTAATATACATTTCTGGTTTATTAAAATTTTTAATTTCAGTCATAACCAATATTGGTATATTATTTTTAAAATATCTTCTTGTCATAAAGAATTTAAAAGCATCTTTAATATCTATTAATAGACGTTTAAAATACCATCTAATCTTTTGACGAATGCTAATTTTTATTGGGTTATTATTTACTGGTGTTTCAATTAATATTTCTTTGTTTTCTTCATTCATTTCTAAGGTCTCCTTTTTCAAACAATATTAACTTTGTTTTTATTGTGTTTATTTCCCATGACAACTCTAGATTTTTTCTTTTTACTTTGTTTAACATTTTTAAAAACTACATCATCACACAAAACACTATCGGCGCAATCTTTACAAACCATAGTTCCTTCTGGAACATACTCGCCGCACACTACACAACAATCTCCATACTTTTCGCGTTT